CAGCATTACCATCAAGTCTATATCCTACAGTATATTCACCATTGCAATCAAACTTCGTAAAATGTTGTGCTATTGTTGATAGAAAAACTCTATCTTGTCCCCAACCACCATGCCAAACACTCGCTATATGTATTGCAATAGATGTTTTTATACAATAACAATTAGTATCTATATGATGTGAACCTTGAAATGTTGGCCATTTACCAAGAGATTCACAATCATCATTACATAGATATTTTCCATTCTTATCATATATCATCCTCAAAGAATAACACCAATCTAAATTGTTTTGTTCTATAGTATCTATACAAGATTTTACATGGTTCTTTTCAAACCAGTTATCTTGATCTAAGTACAATACATAATCGGTGTTGATTAGATGGGTGAAAGCTGCATAAATCCTGTGGCCGTAGAAACCATTGGCACCTACATTTTCAGAGAGATAACATACCTTTAGGTTTTTATTACCAAGATATTCACTAACGATTGCACTAGTTCTACCTTTATATTGTAGGCCATCACAAACAACATAACATATGGTATCTATGGATTGTTTAAGAACTGATTCAATTGCTGTTCTTAGTTCTGGAACACCTGTAGTAGGTATTATTACTGTAACACTCATAATTTACCTTATTTTGCTATAACGAATTTAGCTGAATCTCCAGATTGTGAAGCTGAATATGCATATACCATACGAACAAAATTCTCAGCAACTTCATTATCTTCTAATAAATTGTCGATGATCAATTTCATAATTTTATTTGTTACCAATGTGGCACTTAAAAAACCAACTCTTTCAGCATATTGTAATCTTTTCCGGACTTCAGCAACTTTCTTCTGTTCAACTGGAGATTTACTTTTTACATCAATACCTAATGATTTAAGAGTTTTTTCATATTCTTCTCTAATAGGTTTTTTCTGATTTTTAAATTGGGTATTGCATAAATTAAAAGTAGTTTTTAATTTAGATGCTAGTTTGGAATCAATAATACCAACAATACCAAGTATTTGTTCAAATCCAAGGCCACCAGCTCTTGCTTCCATACCTTTTAATAATATTTCACCTCTAAAGGCATTTGTTGATGCATCATGTCTGAGAACAATAGCATCATTGATTGAATGTGTTCCTGATAAAAATATCTTTAAATCTCTTGCTGTTGGTTTTTTATTTGGTGTAGATGGATACTTTTCCCATTTGTGTTTATGATATTTTATGGTCTCTAATTTTTTCCATTCTTCATCTTTATTAAAATTAACTTTTAATATTCTAACTTCAGTTGTTTGTTTTTTTAATGATAATGGCAATAAATCACCAGTATCGATTAAATCACTTATTATACCATTTAATTTTATGAAAGTTAATGATGCTAATTCCGATTTATCTGAAAAGATATTATCAATTTTTTTCTCAGCTTTAGGTGAAGTAAAGTAAATATCAGCAGGGGACCATTTATTAACATCACCGAAAGGTATAAATTTAATTTTACTATCAGGTATACTTTTTAATTTTTTGGTATTTGTATTTGCATGTTTCCATAACTTCTCTATTTTGTTCATCGTATCACTACGATGTTCGTAAAAAATAGATGACCACTTAGGTTTTTTTATATTACCAAATTCCTTATCAATAGTATCAATATCTTGAATCAGTTTTTTAGAAATCAATATAGATGACATAAACCAATCAATTCCGGTTTTGCCACGACCTTCAGCAAAAGATTCTATTTCATGTAATGTTACTTTTCCAGATTTAACATGATTCTTAAACACTCCATCAACAGTATTTGATGGTCCATATTTATTATTCCAACCAGATTTAAACGTTTGATATGGATTTAAATCTTTTTTATATGTTTCTACATTCCACAAACTGTCTGGTTTATCCATATCAGAAGACCCAACAAAATCTGCCATAGCACAAAATAAAGCCTGCATGGTTTCTGTTATATCTGTTACCGAAGCCATAATAATATCCTAAATAAAACTATTTATATGCTTTTTGTCTTGGTATTATATGATGTTTGTGTTTTATCATTTCTGCATAATTTATCTGATTATATCTATGTGTTTTCCAGAAGTCCAAATCTCCAGTTCAGTTCGTAATCTACCTTCAGATTTTAAGGTTTCATATCTATTTGTAGCCTTAACTTTCCACCACTTGACAATATTATCAAAATCATGTTTATCATAGTTTTCACCACGAATTAATGTATCAGTTTTACAATTAACATAATCTATAGTATTCTTAAATCCATAATCAGAAGAATAATAACGCTTCTGTTCTGTTAAACTTTTAGCATTTTCAATAGTCTTTAAGAATTCTAAACCTTCAGGAGTATCCTTTAATGCTGATTTAGTTAATGCTATAATCTTTACAAATGTTCGCATCTTTCTACTAGTAGTTGATGTACATGTTCCTAATATATCACCACCAATTTTATCTTCAACAAACTTTTTCAAATTATTATATCTAGGACCATGCATCATTGGAACACTATCTGATACCGATAAGCCACGATATTTAATAAATGGTTTCATACCATCATACTGAGATACTGTTTTACTACTACCATATAAACTAGTGGTTTCAAATAAACAAAGATTCATGTCATATTTCTTATTAACAATCTCCCTAACTTTATGAGAAGTACATATTGCTGATAATAATTTACCACCAAGATAATTGAAGCCAAATGGTTGTGATGGAACAATAACAAAACCCATAATGGTAGAATCATTGAACTTCTTTGCCCATTCAGATTGTTGAAGCCATACCTGGCCTAGCATATCATTTCTCGGTTTCATATATAATAATGGTGAACCTAATCTAATAAATCCAAGAACCTTTTGAGTATTTCTTTCTCTAACTGCCAATTGTATATTTCTACCAACAGGCGCTTTATTGATATGTGATGATGTTATTTTCATCAATGTTTCCCAAGTACCATTTGGCATATTCTCAACCAATTCAATATCCATATCATTTGGGTGCATTGTAAAATCAGAAAACAAATCATCTTCAGGAGGAAATAAAGATGATGCTATTGATTCAAGAGATTTCATCTTTTCATCACGCATATATTGTTCAATACTTTCCATATTATCAAAATATTCCTTAAATACATTAGAACAATGAATCGCATCTTCTTTACTTATTTTCATACTTTAAATCCTTCAAAGTTCTTCTTTTGTTTTGATGGAGAAAACTCATGGCCATGGCCAGCATCTACAATACCTGTTTGTGCTGATTGTTCAATATCATATAATTTCATCTTTGCACGGTCAATGCCAATTGTAAATCTTTTATGATGCGTTAAATCAGAATATCTATTTTTTAACTGTTTTACCATAATTTGATTCAATTGTTCAAGTTCTTCTGATGATATTAATGCAAACATCATATCTGCGGTTGCTGGTAAACCAAAACTTTCACTTACATCTTCCATACCAGGATCAGATGAATTGAAACCACTTCTTGTAGTTTGTGTTGCCGTCACTAATGGTAAATCATATTCAACTGCTAATCCCCTCAATTCTTCTGCAATGGCTTTAACATAGGTGTATGAATTTACATTAGAACCAACCTTTAATCTTGAACTACAACAAATATTAAGATAATCTACAAAGATAATATCTGGTATAAAATTGCGTTTAAGGTTCAATTCATTCAACAAAGTTCTAAAATGTGTTGCTGAAGCTGATGCTGTTGGATATTCTTTGATTAAGAGTTTACCAATAGTTTTAGACCGAACTCTATTAACTTTCTTAACATAAGATTCTTCACTTAAGTCCATCAATTCATCCATGGTAACATTCAAAAGATTTGCATCTATACGTTCAGCAATTCGTTCTTCAGCCATTTCCATGGTAATATACAATACATTTTTACCTTGAGCCATACATGATGCGGCAACATGACACATAAACAAACTTTTACCAACACCAGTTCCAGCTAAGATTACATTAAGTGTTTTTGTTGATAAACCTCCTTTTGTAATCTTATTGAAGTAATCTAAATCAAATGGTATCTTGCTTTCTTTTCTATGATAATATTCATATCTTGCAGTAGCATCTTCAAGATAATCATGGCCAACTGAATTATCAAAGGATACTGATAAAGCATCTGATAATATCTTTGGTATTGCACCTTTATCATTTGTTTTATCTGCACCATCTAATATTGAAATAGAACCTAATACTGCATTATAGATTGATTTTTCTTGACAAAATTCTTCAGTTTTATCAATAAGCCATTCTAATTTAGTTGAATCAGATTTATTGGCTTCTATTTCTCTAATATATGCATTAACGGTATCTACTTCATCTTGTGTTATATTAAGTTCACCAACAGCAATCTTAAGTGATTCTGTTGTTGGTGAATTATTATATTTTCCGGTAAAGTCTATAATTTCATTGAATATGGTTTTCTCAGTTCTATTTGGAAAATATTCAGTCTTTAAGAATGGTAATACCTTGCGCAAATATTCTTCATTGTATATTAAGTTCTTCAGTATTACTAATTCTAGATTCATCTACTAATTCCTGGTCCATATTTTTTGACATAATTTCTGTTAACAAATCTCCGATATAATTCTTAAATTGTAAGTCGGACTCTAGATTTGTAAAGATTCCATATTGTATCACATTATATGAGAATTGTAAATACATTTCTTCATTTTCTTCAACAAATTTTACTCTATCATATTTAAAAACAACATCAACATATGGACCAGTTAATAATTCTATATGAATATGTTCCGGATCATTTTCAGGAAAAGAATATTTGTAATCTATATCTTCATTCATTTTAACACCCATCGAATAAGTCTTCAAAGCCATCTTGCATAATTTCATCCGATGCAACTTTGTATTTCTCTTGAACAAAAGTTTTAAATGATTCATTGTTCAAAACATCTGACCAGAACTCTTTGGTTTCAGTATCTTTAAATCTAAACTTCTTTTCAGATACTTCACCTGTGGCCACATCTACTTTAGAATACCAACCATTTGATGGTTTAACAACATGACCAGATAACAAAGCAACATCTAATAATCCAGACCATCTACTAATTCCACCAGCAAAAGAAACACTAATTGGTATTTTAGATTTTTCTCTAACATATCTTGATTTCTCTACATTAATAATAAAGTTATATCCAACCACTTCCGTACCTTCTTTCTCCTGTTGACGACCTAGGATGAAGATATTGTCTGCGGAATAGTAGCTTCCAGTACCACCACCAACCACATCTTTAGGAAACATACCAATTTCTTTATAAGTATGATTAACAACTACCATTGGAATATCTTTTAAGTTTAAATGTGGTGTTACCATACGAAACAATGATTTAACTTGTTTGGCACGGGACATATCAGCCACAGATTTACCATCTAATGCATCATCAACTTCTTTCTTGGAAGCTAGATTACCAATAGAATCAATAAGAATAATTAAATGGTCTCCTCGTTCTACACCTTGTAATTGTTTCATGATATCAAACTTCAACTGTTCAATATCTGTTAATGGTGTATGAACAACTCTATCGGTATCAATGCCGAATGATTGGAAATATGATTGTGGTGAACCAAATTCTGAATCATAGAATAATAATGCAGCATCTGGATATTTGTCCAGATATGATTTGGCCATCAATAATGAAAATGCTGTTTTAAAATGCTTACTTGGACCTGCCCACATTGTAAGACCTGGAGTTAAACCACCATCTAATTTACCTGATAATGCGACATTAATGATAGGAACTGCTGTTGATATCATGTCTTTTTCGGTAAAGAATTTTGATTTTGAAAGAATTGCTGATTCTTTGATTGTGCTATTTTTCTTGATTTTGTCAAGTATACTCATTGTATAGTCCTGTATTAAGAGAAGAAATCATCTAACGTACTTGCTTTTTCGGTCTTCCAACCCATACAATCTAATATGACTTTAATCGGATCAATAAAAGTCTTTTGATATTGCATGTTATAATCTACAAATTTATCTAAACCAAACTCTGTGGGTAATCTACCAGGATAAGATATAACTGTATCCTTTATTGGATTTGGCATTTTTAAATATGTAAACTTTAATTTTTCACCTTCTTGGATATATGGATATTTCTTATCCAATCCTAATTGTTTTAAATATAAATTATATAATATGGCACCTTTTACATGTATTGGTGTTTTAGATTTATATATCGATAATGAATCTGCATATTTTGCTAAGCCATTTACACCTCTTGGAAATGATATTTCTTCAGGAGGCAACTTAAAGAATCGTTCTTTAAAATCACTAATAAATTTCTGAACATCTTCTTCGGTACCACTTAACATGATATCAATGGACTTTTTCATTGTTTCACGAATAGCTGATGGTGTTGATGACTTAACCATTTCTAATCCAGTAACTTTGACTTTAGGTTCTTTGTACTGAACACCCTCATTATTATACACTTTAAGAATATATCGTTTCTTAGCAGTCCAGATACCCTTATTAGCTAATGCTTCACGTTTCATCACCATCTTTTGACTATATGCGTTCATATAATCAGCCAACTCTTGATACGATTTATCAATGAATGGTTGTAATCTATCTTCACATACCTTATCCATAAAATCAATAACTTTACTAGTCGGCATAGATATTGTACCATTAACACCATAAACTTTATCAACCAATTCAGATAATCTTAAATATACCGAATCCGTATCCATATAAATTACATAATCAACATCAGTAGACTTCAACAAGTTGTTCATGTATTCGTTGATCTTATTGGCAATCCAACGAATAGATAATTGTCCAGCTGATGTAACAGCTGATGCTAATCGCAGATCAAAAAATCTAAAGTATTCTGAACCCGTAGCACCATAAGCTGATACCAATGATTCTTTCTTGGCACGTTGTAGATTGTTATATCGGGCAATCTTCTTTTCTAACTCAAATCGTTTGGTTGGATCAGTTTCAAGTTGATATTCACTTTCCGTTGCCAACATGATGTTCTTATAATTACTACGATGAACATACATATCTTCCACCATTTTTGGTAGAAAACCCTGTACATCAGTTCTAAAGAATTGCCCATTAGGTGCAAATGTAACACCTTTTAATTTAGATGTATCAATCTCTTTATATAACAACCTTTCAATATGACAAACAGAAACAATATCTCGCATTTCTGGTGTGTAATCAGCAACTTCAATTAAAGTTTCCGGTGAAATGTTGTACTGAATCATAATATGCGGATAAAGTGAGTTTAAATCAAATGAAGCCACCCAATCATGTTTACCTACTTGCGGATCTTTAACATATGCACCTTCAAAATCACCTTTCTCTTTATGTACATTTGGAGGTACAATAATATCTTTATTTAACAGATAGGAATATGTCATTGAGTCCCACATGCGGGTTTGTTTAAACACATCCTCAAAGTTTGATTTTGTATCAAATGCAAGCGTTATTGCTAACTCCAACAGTTTCAACTTTTCTTCCATCATCAAAATTAGTTTAACGTCTTGTATGTTATATTCAATAAACTTTTGATAGTTCAAACGATATAATTGGTGTAAGTTATCAAATTCTTCATAAGACAATTTACTTTCACCAATAACAACATTTGCTATGTTGTCGAGTCGATACGATTCTTGTGATTTGCCGCCAGGAGCATACCATCTAAACAATTCCATATAATCTAAAGAAGAAACACCCATAATATCATATGCGATTTGAGTTCTACCCATGGCTTGGACAGTTCTTTCTTGTATGCTATTCCACGGAGATAATTTCTTGGTTAATGGTTCACCAAGAATTTTATTAAATCTATTGATGATGTATGGTATATCAAAGAATTTGGTATTCCAACCAGTAAGAATATCTGGACATTTAATCATCCAAACTTCTAGAAATTTCTTACATAATGTATATTCATCTTGACATTTGATATAGATTTCTTCACCTTGGGTGGTATAATCACCACAACCAAACACATATGTACCATCATTGACATATGTTATAGCTATAGCTGTAATTGGTTCATTTGCTTTATAAGGATCAGGGAATCCATTTTCAGAACCAACTTCAATATCGATTACACCAATAACAACTTTATCTTGGTCCCAATCAGACATATTTCTGTGGTGTTCACCAATAAAAGCATACTCAAAACGAGTATTACCATATATTGGTGAAGCATTAGAAACGCCTTCAAATTGTTTAACATAATCTTTGGCTTCACGCATACCATCGAATGTCTTCTTTTCAAGATACTCGTCTTTTAATGTTTTGAATTGGGTGGGTTTGTTTGATAGAATATACAAAGATGGTTCATAATCTATCTTCATTTTGATACGTTTACCATTCTTCACACCACGATAAAGAATGTGATTGCCCCATGATCGGACATTTGTGTAGAAATCGGTTGACACAGTTGGTTCTGAATTACTCATTTAATTTCCTAATTTGACTATAAAATATATTATAACACGACAATCAAATCCTGTCAAGATAATAAGATTTTACTTTCAGGAACAATGATACCAGCACCGAATATACTGTTATAATTCTTAATAAAGTCTGCGGCTGGAACATATGAATAAACGATATGTATGTATTCTAGACCAATTTCTAAATCTGTTTGGGGTTCTGAATGAATTGGGAATGGTGAGAATCCAATATTTGTACCACCATCTTTACCACGAACAACGGCAATACCAACTGGGTTTTTTAATCTGATACCAGTTTCGGGTGAGTTTGCTATCATTTCTCCGAGCACATCTTCACCAGTAACTAATTTTAAAGCAACGATTTCCATAATTTCTCCTAGATTGTTTGGAGCGGATATTCAGGAATCGAACCTGATACTTTAGTTTGGAACTAACGTGTAACCAATACACCAAATCCGCAATAAGACATTATAACATATGATATTAAATAAGGCAAGTTATTTAATAAAGAGGTACACCAAAGATTTCGGTGTACCTTAACTACTATTTTATGCTGATTGTTCTTGCAACTGAGGAACTGCTTGTTGTTGCATTGAATCAATGATATTACGACTCAGTTTGTGAGGAATTTCATCTAAAGCTGCAAGGATTGTATTTGCTTGTGAAACTTTAAATACAAATGTTAATTCTTTTTCTACTGGAGCAGGGGTTGCAACTACTTCTTCTTCAACTACTTTTTCTTTGGTCATTTTCTTTTCCTATATTAATAAATTTTAAAATTATTTTCACATCAATTGGAGATTAAAACTTCATACTTTTGTTACCTCAATCTTACAGTTTTTAAGAAATTCAACACCATCTTCATTTCTATAT